TTTGTTCCGTCGGGCACTTCAATTCTTGTAGACACCTTTTTAAATATTCCATGATCGACCGCAAGGTCAATCAACCCATAATATCTATTTAGACCGGTATCATAACGAAGCAAAACATCTACCATTTTGTTTTCTTTGGTCAAACGCGATTTATGATTCTTGCAATGAATCACATGGCCAACAACTTCGGTGCCATCCTTCTCCTTCTTGCGCGAGAGGTAAACAATATAGTCGGCTGCATATTTCAGCCCTGCGCCTCCACCCATTTCCTTTTGTGGAAACATTGAACCAATAACATCGTAGGTATGATTGGTCACGATCATAGGAACCTTTGCCTGACCTAGTTTTAAAGTAAGCACCCGAAATGCGGCCTTGAGAATTGCGGCCCGAGTCATATCCTTTGTCTCTTTGCCTTCGGCGCTGTCTTCCATTTCTTTTGTGGTAGAAAGCATACCAAGACTATCAAGACACATCAGCAATGGGCGACGATCTTCTTCCTTATCTTCCATATACTTCTTTAGAACCACTAGAGCCTGGTGACGAAAATGCTGAACCGTAGCCACCGGAACAATTATCAATCTATCAATATCAATACCTCGTTCTATGAGCATCTTCTTTGTGATGGCCGACTCACTTTCAAAATAGATCACTCCGCCTGTCGGATTATCCTTTAAAAATTGGCTCACTACACCCATTGCGAAATAGGTTTTACCTGTAGAAGATTCTCCAGCCAATGCAGTAATCTTATTACCAGGAAGTCCCTTGTAAATAGATCCAGACAAAAGCGCATTTAAAATATATGAACCGGTATCAATATACCTATCCACATCAGCATAGGTATCAACAAATTCATTACTCTTTGAAAGCTCAAACGCCAATGACCGAATATCATTTCCCATAATTGCATCTCCTCTTAATATGTAGCCTTCACCCTATCACAAAGCCCATACCGTTTAGCATCCTTTGCAGTTAACCATTGATCTGATGCAGGTAAAAGAATCTCTTTAATTTGCTTCAAACTCATACCGGTACATTTTTTATAATGAGACAACATTGCCTGAGAACATATATCTCTAGCCCGCTCGCCTGCCATCAATTCATGGTCCTTACCGCCAAACCACCAATCAAATTGGTGTGATAGTATCATTGTATTTGGGGTCAATGTTCTTTCCCCCCGTTCACCAGACATGAAAATTAATAAACCTGCGCTGCAAATCTCACCAACACCTAAAGTGCGAACAGGAATTTTAGATCCCTTCATTACATCAATCAACGCAAACGCATCAGTTAATGACCCACCAGGAGAGTTAACGATTAGGGTTAAATATTCAAAAGGTTCGTCCATAAATGAAGCCTTTAATATCCACTCAATAGCAGGACGAACCAATTCAGTATCAATTGGACCCATTAATAAAAACACTCCATTCCTCTCTAATGAAATATCTTCAGTAACGGCACCTGGCTGAACTTGCTTAACAACATTATTTCCCATTATACATCCCTCATATTACACAAAAAAATCATTTAACGTAGACTCTTCCTTTGGCTTCCATCCCATATGATCTAACATTGAAGTTAGTGGATCTAAAAATGCCTTTTCAAATTGTAAATCATAATCAATATATTCATCTAAACAAAACTCATCTGGTAATTTATCAACAACAGAAATTACAAACTCGGTAACTGGATTGGGCTCATTCAGATACACAAACTTAATTTTATCGCCATTATGAATAATTGGATATTTTTTAGTTAAGGCGTGCGTATTTAAAAGTCTATTATATAACAACGAACCTCGCACATGAATTGGAGTTCCCTTAATACACATACCCCTACCATCATCATACTTATCTACCCCATTAACTCCACGAGGAAATGCAATGTCCTCTAAAGGTAAAGAATTAAACTCAGAACGGAACTTAGAGACAAACTCATACATATCTTCCTGTGTACCATTCATCATTAGCTTAATAGCCTCAGTCATGCGCGTGCGACATATAGCCGGTGTTGAAGACTTAACAGTTTCCAATCCCATCATTTTCAACTTAGGCTGAGAATATCGAACACCCTCACTATCATAAACGTTCAAAGCATATCTTTTTTTCGTAGTCCATATCCCCTTATCTGCAATAATTTCCCTGGTCATGTTCATTTTTTGTGAATACGCATTCATATACTCCGCAAGATCTTCATAACACGATCCAATATATGGAACAATTTTTCCCTGGGAAGCTTTATCCAGAAAGGAAACTACCGCATTTACATCAACATCCTTTTCACCAAATACCTTATTAACTAAGCCCTCCAACGAGACATAGATACTATCTGTATCAGAAGCAATAATATAATCAAAATCTTCTGTTCCCAATATATCATTTAGATATGAATTCACTCTTGACTCGATCCACCTAATAGAAAGTTGGCCGGATTTAGTTACTGCCGTGGCCAACCTAACATCATAAAATCTAAAATATTGATTACCCAATGCACCATAGGCACTATTTAATTGCACCTTCCGAGCCAACTGCATATTCTTATATTGTGCAATTTCTTTGGTATATTTGGTATAAAAATGTTGCTTACCTTCAGCCACAGTATTAATTCTACCGACACCCTCAAGCTTTTTTTCTGACTCCAACATCATTTTCTTATATTGCTTCCTTTCATCATACAATGTTTCCATCATTTCAGAAAGAAATCCTTGTTTAGTGGTATCAAAAAATTCTACATTAGGGGTAACAGTATACTCATACTTTTTAAGTAGTGATGTATCAAATGCTTTATCTATAACCTCATCATATACTGAAACATTTCGACCCTGGCCCAACACTAAAGAGTCATATAAATCTCGGGGAACATCCTTCCGATCAACCAAAGTTTCGGGGGAGATATTGTATTGCATAATCAAATGTGGATATAGTGAATCTAAATCAAAAGATACGACCCATTTATGAACGCCTGATATTGGTTCCTTTACATATGCACCAACGTACTGATCATCTTTAGATCCGGGCTTGGGTGGAGGAAGAACTACATTTTTCTGTTTAAGGTGATGGTATATCATCGTGTCCCACATTCGGACCTGAGAAAACACATCATTATAATTAACCTTAGCTGAATATGCTAATTCTAGAATCATGTCAATGAGCTTCATTTTATCATCTATTTCATCAACCAACCTAACATCCCGAATATTATATTCAATAAACTTCTGATAATCATTCCTGTATAGTTGATCGAGGTTAGAATACTCATCATACTCTAACTTTCGATATCCAGTTTCAATATGAGCAATATGATCTAACCTGTAACTTTCTCTATTGGTGTAAGTAAACTTCTTATACATTTCCATATAATCTAAAATCGAAATGCCCAATAAATTTATTGCCTGATTCTCCCTACCATGAATAATAGCATTCCTAACAGAAAATCGTTTCCAAGGAGATAGTCGTTTTGCCTCCTTCTCACCCACAACATTCGTAATTCTATTAACCAAATATGGAACATCAAAAAATTGAACGTTCCAGCCAGTTATAATGTCTGGATCAACATTTTCCCAAAATTCAATGAACTTGAATATAAGATCCTCCTCATCTCGACAGTCAATGTAAATTACATCATCAGGCGCAGTAAATTCACCACCCCAACCAAATACAAACATTCCAGAATGTTCCCTATTAGGGCTTTTTATATTCATCGCAATAGATAACAACTTCTCAGTAGCAGTTTCTGGATATGGAAATCCATTTTGAGAGTCAACCTCAATATCCATATTAACCATGACAATATAATCTTTATCATACTGCACTTCAGAATATTTGTCGCCAATATAACAATACTGATAATTTCTATTTCCATATATATGAAAATTATCTACATTAGAATATTTGGTAACAAAATCTCTAGCATCTTTAATTGTTCCGAGGGAAATGGGGCCTACCGGCTCTCCAAATAAAGATTTATACTCACTATTCCCATTCTTAGGTATGAATAGCGTGGGGTTATAATCATCTTTAACTTTAAATCGAGTTCGATTATCAACACCACGAACCAACATCTTACTTCCAACACATTGAACATTAGTATAAAAATTCATCAATAATTTATTCCTGAATCGCCGGCAGTTTTAAAAGAGTTCTGGGCCCCAAAATTCCATCAACACACAACCCATTATTTTCTTGAAACCACATCAACATCATTTGAGTCTGTTGCCCAAAAATCCCATCGACGGTTATATAGGACTCCTTTTTTCTAAGAATATGGCTCATGATAATAGGTGGGGAGTTTCTATCTTGATATATTCGCATCAAGTATACATTAAGTTTAGATTGAAGGGAAACTACATCCATGCCAGTATCAAATAGCTTAACACTATCACTCCTTTGACCATGCACAGATATTTTTCCCAAGTTATTTAAACCTAATACAGATTTATAATCAAAAACAGGACATGATTTGTCAGAGACTTCACAATGTCCATGAAAACTTACATCACATTCAAGGTCAATTATTCCACACAAACGAACAAGCGCATTATATTGATTGACCGTAAAATCATTGACCCTAAGACCGTGAACACATATAGCAATACTATTGGCATTATGCCCCTTCTGTGCCGCAGGATCTAATTCAATATCTCTACCAATTTGAACTTCTCCTGAAAATGGTATGACATAATGATATCCAATATCAGTCCAACCACGTTTAAGATGCCATTCCCTAATCACATTAACATTACCATGCTCAGGAACAGATGAGGCGGAGCAATGAATAAACACACGGGACACACTTCTACTCTTAGGAGCAATAAATTCTATCATAATACACCTTGAATACAAAGTTATACTATTATATAGCAAAGGGGAGGAGAATAAATCCCCTCCCCTTTTAAGGTTATTACAATAAATTAAAATTATTCATTCAACAGAACCTTATCTCCACCCTCAGGCTTACCATTGATGGTAATTTTCTTTGGCTTCTTTTCCTCGGGAATCTCATTCACCAAGGATATAATAAGAAGCCCATTTACAAAAGAGGCATCTGTTACCTTAATTGTTGGACTGAGTGTCCATGAACGTTTGAAATTGCGGGCTGCAATTCCTTGATGGACATACACAGCAGAATCGGCACTATGATCCTTCAAGGATTCAACAGTAAGAGTGTCTTCCTTTACAGTCACATCAATTTCTTCTGCTGAAAATCCAGCCAAAGCAATTTCAATAGCAAAACTATCAGAGTTATCATTCCTCACAATATTGTATGGAGGATATGAAGTTGCCTGGGCGGTGCCTACTCCAGATGAGATGAGGCGATCAAAAAGCTGATCAAATCCCAGAAGGAATGGATCGTTTCTCAATTGAGTAACAATCGTGGGGAGGTGTTCTGTAGTAAATCTTGTGGTTACCATTTTATTTCTCCTTTTCAAAAAAGCGAGTTTTTTGATATAATGATGCCTGATTATTCAGCACATCAGTTTTCTCCTATAATCTTATAGGTGAAATCATATTTATAATTTAGCAAGAATATCTAGACCATATTCTAATAAACGATTCGGGCGCTCCACAGAAGCAGAAATTTGCGTAGGGCCTCTTCTAACAATATTGGGATTAGGCCTCTTTTCTTTATTCCTAATGTTGGCAAAGCCCCTTCTGGTTTTAGATCGAAGAGTTTTAAGCCTCCGATTTCTATTGCTAGTATCCGATAACTTAGTGCGCGCTATTCGGAGCCTTCTTTTGTCTGCCGCAAGGCGCAAGGCCCTCTGTTGATCCAACCTCCTCTGATTGTCTGCCGCCCTGGCGGCCGCGGCGGAGGCAGAATCGGAAGGTATATTAGATTGATTATTGTTAGGCGGATTAGGCATTGTTAATTGTTCCCAAATAGTCTCTTCTATTTATACTCCAGTTGAGCCGAATCCTCCAATTCTTTCTGTTTTTATACCGGGCATTGTAGAAGTTTCTTTAACCGACCAAAAAAGAGATCGAATCATCTCAGCTTGTGCAATCCTCTCTCCATGCTTAATTTGAACTGCATTTTTTGAAAAGTTGATAATAGAAACAAAAGCTTCTTCCACATAATCTGAATCAATTACCCCCTCACAATTTGAAAGAGATATTCCCCGTTTAAATGCTAAACCAGACCTCGGATGCAATCTGACCGAATAGCTATTAGGAATATCGAAAACAATTCCAGTAGGAACTAACACCCTCGCACCAGGAGTTACATTAAGTATACCATCCTTCACGCGAGAATCTGCGTTATCCACAGACGTTATCATTTCCCCATCTTGTAAGTATGCTCGTAAATCAACGCAGGCAGACCCCGATGTTGAAAAATCTAAATCTATAACATTTGGATATAATTTATAATAATGTAAATCTATCATCAACCATCATCTCTCCTACCACCAATATTATATTTTGCCACTAATTCCCATGCATCCTTATCTTTAAACGCAAGTATTTTAATCTGATTAATCGGCACTACAGGAGATTTAGTGGATTCAACATTCGCTATAGACAATAAACCCCACTCGGCCAATAAATTAACTATAGTGTTTCTCCGGGCAATATCATTATCACTTATATCTGTAGACTTACCATCTAATGCAAATAGTTCCTTAAAGTGTACAATATAATATTTTCCGCGCTTATGTAGAATATGACATGACTGGAATAACGTTTTATCTTTTCTACTGGACACGCCTATGCGTGTAAGTGTTTCTTTAATTCTCAGAAAATCATCATCTTCTGTAAAATTCACTTCGATTAAATCTGATATATCAATTGGAGTTCTTCGTTTTTTTTCTCCCATTCATAACACCACCCTTATCCATTCTATTCTGAATATCCATTACCTGTGATTCACTCAAAATAGCTAAAGCATCTCTTGCCTTTTGATTATTATATCCATAATACTCTTTAACCAAAGAAAGGTGTTTTTCATCTTCAGGCTTAGCCCATCGAGAAAATCTCTTTTTAGGTCTAATTGTATTTATAAGGAAATCAAATTGCAATTTACTATCGATGTGGGGGTTTAAATTCATCTCCTGACAAGCAGCAAGACAATCTATAAAATATGACAATGTTCTATTAACCACAAAGGGGGGGTATTCTGATTCAGAAAAAACATCCTGATTCATCAAATTCTCCTTTGATATATTAATCGCCCTCAGATAATCACTTAAATTTGCCATATTCTATTTTCTTATAATTGTCTCACAGGTCACAACATCTCCCAAAAAATAATTTCTTGTAAAATGAACTGCCCTGTTCACATCAAAATCCTTGCAAGTAAAGATATTTAAATAGACTGCCTTCAGGTCCGTGAGTGTATGAATAGTGAAATTGGATGTACTAATAAACTGTACTGCCGAGATTCCATTCAGATGTGGAATGTCCTTCCACTCTGGTGGGCACTCGTCCATCGTCCACCAATAGCGTTTGCATAATTCCATGTTTGTCAATTCTGCCAACTCAACAAAGAATCTATCAAGTGCCATCTTGTTAAATTTATCCACATCACAATTATGCAAATCGAGGATTAGTTCTTTTCCATAAGGCTTATCATTCATCATTCTTCCTCATTGCTAAATTCACAGCATTTAAATTATTAACGATGGTTTGAATCTCCGATTTTTTAATCCTGATATAAACAAACTCATCTTCAATCTTCCGAATTCGTTTTTTTGTCGATCTTATATCCAATATAATATGCAATAAATAGATAACAAAAAATATACAAAGCATCCATATAAGTGTCCATAATAAAATTGTACTCCAATCCATTATCTTTCCTTGTTAGATTGAACTGCAATAAGAACAATCATTGTAACCATCCACAACCAAAGCAAAGTATATTCCATTATCGTTTCCTCTCCGGAACCTCAAGCATAATTTTAATACCATTCTTCTCGGCAAAGTTATACTCGACCATCGTTCCCTTTCCCTTTTCCCATCCCGGGCAAAAGAAAATTGCATCACACTTATCAATGATGGCCAAATCGGATGCAAGGGTATCCTCATATGAAATAATGCCATCCTCGTATGCCCATTCGTCATTTTCGATTGGGCAGATGACTGCATATCCCCGCTTCATAAATTTGATAGAGTAGTATCGAAGAATATTTCGATTCTTCCACTTCTCTTCATTATTTAGATTACCACCATCACTATATCGACCTGCAATATATATCACAGGTTTTAGTTTATTACTTTGTTTCATTTCCGTACACATCTCCATTTTCTTCTATCTTAATGTCCTCATAATCGGCAATTTTTCTTCGATACAATTCCATCTTCACCGATTCAAGAACACCTATCACAGCATTATATTGAGTATATCTTTCCTCACTCTGAGACAACCAATATAAACAAATTCTAGTAATAATATAATTAAGTATACCCGGAACTTCAGGCGCTGAGCCTTCACTCACAACATTAAACAGTCGAAGTTTATCGATCAAAAGATCAACACCTTCATCCAATCTTTCTCTAATTCCTTTATGTATATAAGGCATATATTTTTTCCCTTTTACTTAAACTCCGTTTCAACCATTAATTCAGTAAGACACGCCACAAGATTAATTTCAACATCAGAAACAAACGCAGCTTTATAGCTATAGTCTGCCAATATCAATACTGCCTGTGGAATTGACTCTGGTTTAAAATGATCGTTTGCAGCATCATATATTTTACGAAATACCTTATTCGGATCATTGTCAATATTATGTGCAACCCATGAACGAACCCTTTTAAAATTTTTCTCCTTTAGAGCAGAAATTAATTCATCCATATTAACATCGGACAATTGACTCAAGATCCCAACATCAATAGTTCCTCCGATGCCATATCTCTGCAACTCATTCAAACATCTCCTAAAATCTGGAAAATGTTTCATAATCAATTCTGCGATCACCTTCTTATCATAATGAATATTCTCCTCTGTCAATATTTCAGATATTCGCCCCATAAGTTGGGCGGCCAACTTAGGTTTATCAGAAGAATTAATCTTAAATTCAACAACAGAGCATCGAGAATGAATAGGACTAATAATTCTATTAGCCCAATTGGCAGTAAAGATAAATCCACAATTGTCGCTAAACTGTTCGATAAATCCACGAAGAGCGGGTTGTGTAGATTGGGGGTTTAAATAATCTGCCTCATCAATAATAACAATTTTTCGCGAACCGGTGAAACTAACAGTAGACGCGAAATCTTTGATTTTAGTTCGCAGTACATCAATACCAGATTCTTCAGAACCATTAATGATAATATAATCACACCCCGTCATTTCACAAAGGGCGCGAGCAACTGTAGTCTTACCTACACCAGGACCCCCCGTCAACATTAATGTGGGTATGGTTTTAGAATCAACAAATTCCTGAAACACCTTCTTAATATGATCAGGAAGGATACAATCATCAATAGTCTTAGGTCGATACTTCTCGACCCAGATATATTCGTGTTCATTATAGTCCATCTTTTTTCCTTACTATGATGTAGACGTAAAAGTTGAATCCGTCTTCTCCAAAGCCGCCCAGTAATCTAAATTACCATCAGCGGACGTAAATTGAGAGATTTTCTTATCAAAGGAAATAGAGACACTATAACTCTTAGGAATAAATTTGAGATTATCAACCTTAAACGTCATTGTGAAATCTCCTCCAGGATGAAAGGTGTCGCCCACAGGAAGAGCAACATCAAATCTATTACTAGTAGGATTCTTCACATCCGTCGCACTAATAAACAACTCTTCACGCGAACCATTCACAGTCACATTCGGTAAGCTAAGAATATTAGCAGCCTTCATAATTGAATTGAAATTAGCCTCAGATAGATCAAATACAATATCAGGCTCACCAATATCAATTGATGCTTTAGGTGGTGTGATTACCGTTTTAGGATTCGCATACACATATGTAATAGAAGACTTATTAGATTCAATCTGTACGGTATTGCTTCCGAAATGAAACTCGGGGGAATCGAACAAGCTAACGGCACCTAGAAACTGACTTAAATTATAAATACAAATTTCCTGATCAAAACTTTCAGGAATTTTCGTTCTGGCAAGAACCGTGTTTGACATTGAAATTGTATTCAACTCAGAACCCGGTTTAATCAAAATGCCATTATTGAGTGTGGCAAAATTACTAAGAACCAACAATGTTTCGTTACTTATTTTCACAGTATAACCTCATATTATTATATTCAACGTATGTAAAGTATAGTATAGGTGTGTTTAAAAGTCAACTACCATCTTCACTAAAATGCATTAGGAGAATGATATAATGTGCAGCCTTCAATAAATCTTTCCTATTAAAACCTTCCTTCTTACCTAGGCGAGCCAGATACTTCATTGCACTTGCCTGACAGAACGGCACGGCAATATCAATCGAATGAAGAAGGTCTTGAATCTGAAACTCGTTCTTGCCAACATAATGCTGACCATATGTAGATTCAATATACTCCTCTATCTCTTTCAAACTTGCCTTTTCACCATATCTCATTTATTAGATGCTTTCTCAGCCTTAGCTTTTTTGCGAGCAGCCCTCCGTTTCTTCATCTCTTCTCGGCGACGGGCAGCCCGATTTGAAACTTCAACATCAGAAGTCGCAGGCGCCTTACTTGGAGGAGCAATAGCGGGTTTCTTAGGAACATCTGATCCTGGAACATATTGTTTCGCGGCCTCCCCCTTTAACATTCCACCATGAGTGGCCCCTGGCAACTGGGCAATCGCACTAAGGCTTCCTCCAAAGTTATATGTTCCAATATGAATTGTCTGCATCCATGGACACAACCAAACTTTAAGGCCAATTTTTCTGGCCCATTGACAGAACATATAGTCTTCCGAAAGATACCGTCTAGTATCAGGATCAATAACCGTATCAAAAAAGGCGTGAATCATCCTCTTACCATCAAAATGTTCTGACCTATTATGATCTGGCATATACTCAAGATCAGGATACGCATCACGATATTTAATAAGCGCGTCCCTTTGAATCATCATAAATCCAGTTCCACTTTCAAGAACCTCAACTGGCTCATTAATTGCAATTTGAGATTGACCTGCTGCGGGATTAAAAACAAAATCACCAACTAAGGACTCAAGCTTTCCTGGATTATCATCAGCATATCCCGCCTTCACGGCTTCATAAATTCTTTCCCACGCAATACACTTTTTAGGATAAGGGGCACAAACAATATCCATATCAGACTCTGGATCAGCGAGCGCAGCCAAAGCTAAAACATCATTAGGGTTAAATGATACATCACTATCAATAAACATGAGATGGGTATATTCGCTTCGGAGAAACTCATCTACCAAATAATTTCTAGCCCTGGTTATTAAACTCTCATTAAAGAGATAGAAAAATTTCATATCTACCCCATATTTGGATGCCATCATACCTAAATCAACACACGCCTTGGTAAACATTCCATGACATTGACCACCATACATAGGTGTAGCTACAAATATTTTTCTAGTTCTTAATTCCTCAATTGAAATTTGAGCCTTCACATCACATACCTCTCACCCATAATATTAAATAAACAATAATATATAGTAGTTATATGTTTAAAAATATAAAACTTTATTACACCGATTTGGACAAAGTTGCCGGAACACCTTCTGGATACATTTCATCCCAAACAGTAGCATAGTCCTCCAAAAGGGCATCATATGTTTCATAACAACCATGGTCACCATTAAACAAACCATCCATAACAAAAGCCAGGCTGCCAATAAACAAATTACCGTCCCCCCAATCATTAATAGTTCTAGGGGCGAGCCACAATCCAAATTTACGATACACAACCGCACACTTTCGATTATATTCGTCATCAACCTCTTGAACAACGAACAGTTGATCCTCTCGCGGATCAATACTAGTATCAATCCCATCATCTTCTTGCTGCTTCAACTGATCACGGTATTCATTAAATATCATATGGAATCTTCCCCTTCAACATAATTAATAGTATAGCCATTCTAACATAAAGACCATTTTGAATCTGCCTAAAATATGCAGCCCTAGGATTCGAATCAACCTCATCAGAAATTTCATTGTTTCTAGGAAACGGATGCATGATGATCGCAGATTTTTTCATATTATTCATTCTATCTTCAGTAATATAATAATCATTATATTCATTGAAATTAATTTCCTCTCGCTCTACCTGAAGGCGGGTTTGGTAAAACAAATCGGTATCACTCAAGACGGAATTTAAATCATCAGTTTCACTATAACTAACACGCATGTCATTTAAATGATCTAATAATTCAGACTTCATTTTAAGTTCAGATGGAGACACTAAATAAATGTGCTTAGGTTTAAACTTAGATAAAAAGTAAGCCAGAGAATGAATAGTCCGACTTCGCTTCAGATCTCCAATTAAAGTAATAGTCTTCTCGCCAATCTCTTCCCACTTAACTATCTGGAGTTCACGCTTTATGGTATACAGGTCAACCAACGCTTGAGTTGGATGCTGGCCAGCACCATCACCCGCATTGATAAGGGGAACGGAACTTATCTTACTCGCAACTTCCGCAGATCCTTCCTGATAATGTCGCATCACAATAATATCAGAATAACAACTAACTGTTCGGACAGTATCCTCTACACTTTCACCTTTAATAGCCGATGAAAAATTTGAAGCATTCTCGGTAGATAGAACAGATCCTCCTAACTTAATCATAGCAGACTCAAAGGAAAATCTAGTTCGCGTGGAAGGTTCATAAAACAAAGTTGATAATATTAATCCATTACAAGGCCTCATTTGATTGAGCATATCAATACGACCTTCAGATGGATTAACATATCCCATGCAATCATCAGCCAATTTAAATAGCCGGTCAATTTCAGAAACACTAAACTGCTGAGAGTTAATTAAATGATTCACGATCCAACCGCCACACTATCATCAGAATCATCGGGATAAGGTTCAACCACTAATTCTGACACATCATCAATAATTCCATCGCCTCTTGCAATCAATGATCGTTTTTCCCTAACGCCCCATCGATGATCTGGATTTTCACGCTCTAACAGGAAGGATAGCAGGCGTGCATCTTGATCATTTTCACACACCCAATGATCTAAACCATTCTTGGTCACAACCCAATAATTAGTTTCCACAAGGTCTGTCAACTCATCATCAGAACCCAAATCAAACATCCGAGCCAATAAATCATGAGAAGATTCTTCAGAATCCTCAGGCTTAAAAAACTTTTTTAATTTTTGTGAGTAAAAGCTGGTGTTGAAAAATCTACTCATAGTCATCTTATTATAACTCCTCAACATAATAATTTGGTAGGGGGTGCGGGATTTGAACCCGCATGACCTAAGGTCGGGAGATTTTAAGTCTCCTGTGTATACCATTTCCACCAACCCCCCATAAAAGGAAGTTGGTTTTAATTTCTTCTTTCTAAAATCGAAATATCCAAACGCAATTCTTGCTTGATTGTTTCTAGTTCATCATACCGATCAATACTATAGTCATAATCTATGCCATCCCTCACATCAGCCGAGCACCATTTCTGTTCGGTACATACCTTCTGTAGCTCACCTTTCTTGGTGGCAACATTTTCTAAATATTGATTACATCCATCAATCATAAAATTTACCTCAAAAATTATAACAACTACAAGTATAACAAATATTAATCTCATTGTCAATCACATAATCTCAATTAATTGCACCCGCACTTATTTGGTCAATAATATCAAAAAATTTCATACCACACTTACCACAAATCCAATAATCGTTAGGAGACTGTTGTTGGTTTAAATTGAATATTCGGTCAGAAACTCTCTGTATGTTCCAATGCTCGCAGGTATCCTGTTTAGAATTTTCCATTAATTACCTCATGTATAGGGAAAGAATTCTTACGATCCTATTTAGTAAATATTGAATTATATTTTTCAATCCAAAATCGGGTTCTTCTTAATAGCAATTTAATTGCCGGATGATTATAATCGTAATCGAAGGTATTTAGGTAATCATCTAAAACACTATCTTGCATTGAAAGTGACTTGTGCCTACGAAGCAATTCTAAAGATGAACATTGACTGTCGATGGCCACCCTTTTAAGGTCCAACATAAAATCATGAGCATATGCATCAATCTCAATATAACTTCCCAAATATTCTTGCTCATCTCTTTTTGCCCTATCGGCACATTTAGAAGAATAATACTTATACCATAAACAATACTCCGCCGGAATTTCCTTCGATCTAATTCTTGACCATTGCGCCCTATGAATTATTTCATGAGATATAGCAGAATATAACTTCAACAGAAACTCTCTATGTTTAGCTCTGGTAAGAATTATCTCGTTAGTATTAATCTTATTATAATGTATTGTAATAAAAATATCGGCTGCTCGTTTAGGGTACTTAATATTCCAATTATATTTATTTTTAGCATTAAATAGCCCAGAAATTTGCAGGCTATTTTTAGCTACATCAGCATCCTCTGATATTATAAATTTAATTCCATATTTACTTTTAGGGAAAGCTTTTTCAATCCTATGGATTAAATTTAAAACAGAAGAGCCTTCTCTAGATTTGGAATGAGGTATATTGTTTATGTTCTTTTCAGTTTCTAATAAGAACAATATTGTTTGATTAGTATTCATTCTTAAAACCTCTACATAATATGTAGCAGAAGGGAACTATACCGAAGTCCTCCAATGTTCTGAAGTAACTGCCATATCAGGAACGGCTGTATTATCATAGATTCTAAGAACTTCACTAACAGCAGGATGCCGCTCTATATCGTATTTACCAAACTCCACAATATCTATCATCTCACTATTAACATAACTTAGTTTATCTACAAACTCTTTAAGCCCGTTTGATTCATAACCACGATCATGCTGATCTAAATCTCCCGTAACAATCAATTTACTTCCTTCCCCTATTCTGGTCAGCAACATTTTCATTTGCGACTCTGTTGCATTCTGCATTTCATCTGCAATCACAATAGAGGATTTGAATGTTCGCCCGCGCATATACGCAAGAGGAGCAATCTCAATTATATTCTCTTCCAACATATATTCTATGTGCTTGGGGGAATAGTAATCTTCAAATATATCAAAGATTGGTTTGGTCCAAGGACTCATCTTATCGTTCAATGATCCCGGTAAGAATCCATGCTGTTCATCCACACTAACAGCAGGTCTGGTAATGATTATCTTCTCGGCCTGGTTCGTCTTCAGACAATGTATCGCATAGAGTGTGCTAAGGAGAGTTTTACCTGTCCCAGCAGGGCCGATGGCAAATGCGATATGTGTTTTATCGTCTTTGAGTGAGTGCATTAAGTATTTCTGGTTGGCGTTTCTCGGAACTATTGTTACCTGTTTCTGTCTCTTTTTTCTTAGAGGATTGTGGTTTTCTTTTTCGGAACCTCCTTCTAATACTTGCAATTGATTTTTATGTTTTCGTTCTGCTCTTGCTGCCCTCTTTCTCTTAGACAATAGCTGCCCTCCTATTTCAAAAAGGTCATATACTTTTATTTATCGGTTTTATCCTCCACACGGGCAAGCAATCCTCCAGTTCTCCATATTAAATTTAACATGGGGGCATATGATTGTTCGTGATGTTCTTCTAGAGTAGGCGGCAAAGGATTATACTTAGAATAGAGAGGTATCAGATTCCCTGGGCTTATATACTCAAAGTCTTCTTCCCCATACCGAAAACAACCATGGGGCTTGCCAAAATCATCAGGATCACGATATACATATACGTCAACCCAACCCCCTTCATGTTTGACGGTTCCGCGATAAGACCCCTCTGGATGCTCACAATAATCTGTCCACTTAGGACTATTTCTTATAGTAATCATTACGGATGCCTTTCCACTTCACCTGTTTGTTTATTGTAGAAACATCTAAGATTCTTTTTCCAATTTTCAGGCTGTACACCTATTTCTACCATTCCATGATGACAATTTTTACAGAACACCCGAAGATAGTTCGACCACCCTTCCACTTCTTCAACCACAACCTTATTGCCATCAGAAGTTTCACTACACCTGGAGCATATAAATCTCACCATTCATATGTCTCCCTAGCAAAGATCGCTCCAGAATCAGTATTCCAACCCAATTTGCGACACCATTTTTTAATGTCAACCCCGTTCGAGCCACCATCATGTAGAACAGGATGCAACTTATCTAGAATATGCTCTGCCATAGAATGCCATTCAGATTCTGGAATGGTGTCCTGTATCATGGTGCAGTAATTGGCACCGGGCACAGGATCCCAACCAGAATCGTCGCCTATCTTTTGCCATACGGTGAAACGAATAAACTGAATGTCCTCCTCTTCAGGATCATCAGAATATATGCCGTCACCGTGCTGGGTATATAACTCAACGAGAATATCATCCCGCCTCAACTCATAGGAGTCCACTACACAACTCTCCTTAGAACCGCTCAGACGGAGAGTATCCGTCTGTTCCGGGATGTGATAGAGTTCGGTACTCATTCTTGTATATATCCTTTCTGTGACGCGCCCTGAGGGCAGATCTATTTCCCTCTGACCCCTGTATCGACTCTCCGAAAAAGTCCTTGGACAGGGCGACTCAGGGCGTCGGATTCCTCAATGAAATCAATCACTTACGCCTCCAGCGCATAGTTCCCTTCTGTCTGTGAATCGGTCTCACTAGTCCATTTCTCCTTATCTATGTTCCTGTGTTCCGGGAGAGTCTGATCCAAATCAAACAAAACAACCTCACCAATGTTGCTACATCTCCGGCATTGAATCATGCACGAAATACTAGGAACGCCACCATCGATGATAAGTGAACCTGTACCACATCGCATCTCATCCTTCATCAGAGCCAAACCAAATTCAGAAACAGGAATGGATCGCAACGTTTGCAGAAACTTAACAGCGTTAATGTTATACTCCTGTCCATCGATGGGGCTTACGAATCCATAGGTTGCAGTTATGTCAAAGAACCCCTTCACCTTATGGCTCCTTTTAGACTGCCATTTGACTTCGGTCATTCCACACTCCGAACATTTGACCTTGGTCCTAAGAAGCGATTTAAGAGCAACCCGGATCAAATTGATATTAGACAATTGGCCAACTCCTGTTGTTTATTCGTCGAAAAATTTGCTTGATGCCCTGTTCCATCTTGACGCGGGCTGAAACGTTGGCTGAGTGAACCGTGATAGTTTCGAGATTTTCAAACTTCTCACCATTGAAAACCTGCTCTTCCAACCACAGAACAACATCGTATCCCGTTCCAATCCCCTCGTCATCGCCAAGGTCATGGTCAAGCGAAAGATGCGAAACCAT